TTTTGATGAGTTATCAGAAGAAAAAGTTCTTTCATTTCTTGGAAAAAAATATAACAAAGAAATCAAATCATTTGATGATTTGGTTGCTGAAAGAAAAGAGTCTCAAGACTTACCTGAAGATGTAGCCACGTATTTAAGATACAAGCAAGAGACAGGAAGAGGTATTGAGGACTTTATTAGGTTAAACAAAGATGTTGAATCTATGGAGCCGGAAACTTTATTAAGAGAGTATTTGTTGTCAACTCAAGAAGGTCTTGATGAAGATGACATAGAAATTTTAATGGACGATTACAGATATGATGATGACATTGATGATGAGACCACTATTAAGAAAATAAAATTAGAAACAAAAAAGGCTGTTGCTGAAGCTAAAAAGTTTTTTAATTCTCAAAAAGAAAAATACAGAGTGCCGCTTGAGTCAAGCGTTCCACTTGTTTCTGAAGAGGAAAAAGAGATTTATGAAAGCTATAAGCAATACACAAAGCAAGCGAAGACGATAGAAGAGGAAAACGAGAGAAAAAGAAGTTGGTTTGACCAAAAGACAAACGAAGTTTTCAGCGATGAGTTCAAAGGTTTTGAATTTGAAGTTGAGGATAAAAAAGTTACTTTCAATCCCGGAGACCGAAATGAGCTAAGAAAATTACAATCTACTCCTGCTAACTTTATAAACAAGTTTTTAGATGAGCAAGGTTTGATTAAAGACGCTGTAGGCTATCACAAATCTTTAGCTGTTGCTATGAATCCTGAAAAATTTGCTAAGTTCTTTTACGAGCAAGGTAAAGCAGATGCTGTTGATGGTACAATGAGGAATATTAAGAATATTCAAATGACGGAACGAAGAGCTCCTGAGGTAACAAAGTCAACAGATGGTATTCAGGTAAAAGCAGTTAATCCTGATTCGGGAAGGAGCCTAAAAATCCGAAGCATCAAAAAAATGTAAAACTTAAAAATTAAAAAAAATGGCAAGTGCTTTATTAAACAATCCTACCTATGCCTTACAGCCTTCTGCTGAGCAGGTAGCATTACAGACAAACTACATTACCAACTTCAACTTCTTGAATCAGTATCTTCCTGATACTTACGAGAAAGAATTTGAGCGTTATGGTAATAGAACCATCGCATCATTCTTGAGAATGGTAGGTGCAGAGATGCCTTCTAACTCTGACCAAATCAAATGGGCAGAACAAGGTCGTCTTCACATTAAGTACACAAACGTAACTTCAGCTGCTGCTGCGGGTTCTAATACAGCTACTTTGACTGTAGCTGATTCAGGTGTTACTTACATTGCAATTAGAATTGGACAAACTGTTATGATTCAGAACAATACTACAGGTATTTTCAACAAAGGAATTGTAACTGCTGTTCCTACTGCAACAACTTTCACAGTAGCTTACTACGAAGCAGGAGGTCAAACTTTCCCTGTATCAGGTGGTCCGTCTACTGTTTGTACTGTATTCATTTACGGTTCTGAGTTCAAAAAAGGAACTAACGGAATGGTTGGTTCATTAGAATCAGAAGATGACATCTTCTCTAACAACCCAATTATCTTAAAAGATAAATATGCGGTTAATGGTTCTGATATGGCTCAAATTGGTTGGGTTGAAGTAACTACTGAGAATGGTGCTACAGGATACTTATGGTATTTGAAATCAGAGCACGAAACTCGTTTACGTTTTGAAGACTACATCGAGACTGCAATGATTGAAGCTGTTCCTGCTGCAACAGGTTCAGGTGCGAAACTTGCAGGTATGATGGGTTCTGAAGGTATCTTCTATGTTGTTAACAACAGAGGAAACGTATGGGGTGGTGGTACACCAACTACTTTACCTGATTGGGATACAATCGTTTCTCGTTTAGACAAACAAGGAGCTATTGAAGAAAACGCTTTATTTGTTAACCGTGGATTGTCTTTCGACATCGACAATATGTTAGCAGGTTTATACGGAGGTAGCACTGCCGCAGCTGCGACTCCGTCTTATGGTGCATCTTATGGTCTATTTGACAATGATATGTCTATGGCGTTGAATTTAGGTTTCACAGGATTCCGTAGAGGTTACGATTTCTACAAATCTGATTGGAAATACTTAAATGACCCAACTATGCGTGGTGGTTTAAACAACACTGCTGCTACAGCAACAGGTACTGTTACAGGTTTATTAGTTCCTGCGGGTTCTACTTCAGTGTATGACCAAATCTTAGGTAAAAACGCTAAACGTCCATTCTTACACGTAAGATATAGAGCTTCTGAAGCTGAGGACAGACGTTACAAAACTTGGATTACAGGTTCTGCCGGAGGTGCTCAAACATCTGACTTAGATGCAATGGAGGTAAACTTCTTATCTGAAAGATGTGTATGTACATTAGGTGCAAATAACTTCGTATTATTCCGTTTCGGATAATAGAAGCATAAAAAATAGGGAGTGTCTTCAAAGACACTCTCTATATTTTTTAGTTAATAAATCAAATCAAATTAAATATTTATAAAATGGCAAAGACAAAAACCGTAGACAAGGTCTACAAATTATTATCAGGTACTCCACTTTCGTACAGTTTAGCATCAAGAAACCACCCGAGATTTCCTTTAATGTGGTTTGATGAAGAAAAAAATCAAAACAGAGCTTTAAGATATGCTATAAATCAAAAGTCGCCTTTTGAAGATGAGCAAGATGGAAATGCTATTATAGAGCCAATTCTTTTTGAAGATGGCTTCCTTAGCGTACCAAGAACAAATCCCGTGCTACAACAATTTCTTCACTACCACCCTTTAAATGGTGCTGTGTTTGTAGAAGTTGATGAGCAAAAAGAAGCAGGAACAGAAGTCGAAGATATGAATATCGAGATTGATGCAATGGTTGCTGCACGAGAACTTTCAATTGAACAAATAGAAACTCTTACACGAGTTATGTTTGGTAAAGACCCTTCTGTTGTGCCAACAGAAATACTAAAAAGAGATATTTTAGTTTATGCCAAATCAGAACCGAGAGATTTCTTAAACATATTAAACGACCCTGAATTACAGTTTCAAGCTAAAGTTCGTTTATTCTTTGAGAATAGATTGTTAACTTTAAGAAACAACGACAAGGAAGTTTGGTTTAGTACCTCAACAAACAAGAAAAAAATGTTGTCTGTACCATTCGGAGAAGACCCTTATGAAATGACAGGACATTATCTTCAAAGTGATGAGGGATTAGACGCATTAAAAATGTTAGAAGCTATTCTAAGCGAGTAGTTCGTTTTTTCCGTATTTTTGTTATTATGAAAAAGGGCACGCATTGTGTCCTTTTTTTTTATGTATATTTGTAAAAAAGATTTTAAAATGATAAACGAAGTTAGAAATACAGTATTATCCGTTCTAAATAAGAACAATTATGGATATATTTCTCCATCAGATTTCAATTTATATGCTGTGAACGCACAAATGGAGATATTTGAAGATTACTTCAGTGGTTATAATAAGGCTATAAATATGGAAAATGCCCGTATGGCAGGTAGCGATTATGCAGAAGTTGAAGGTCCATTGGCTGAAACAGTAGAGACTTTTTTAGTTACCAATTTTTTATCTCATATTGCAGGTAATATTTATAGTGCTCCTTCTCCTACAACTACAGGAGATACTGCTTATTATATTCTTAAAATGATATGTCATAGCAGACAGATAACCGCAGGACTTACAACAGGTATTGCTGTAAATGGACTTGTAAACACATCTGCTCAATTTACTACTTTGGGAATTGTTCCCGGAGATATTGTTGTTAACGCAAATACAGGAGCGGTATCTACAGTTGTAAACGTTTTATCAAATACTCAATTAATATTGAGTTCAAATATTTTCACAGTAGTAGGTCAGCTTTATTTTATATATTCAAAAGAAGCAAAAGAAGCTGAAAAAGTAAGTGTTGGTAAAATAACGATGCTGAACAATTCTCTATTGACTCAGCCAAACAATATGTTTCCTTCATACACATTAGAAGCAGATAAAATAAAAATATATCCTGAAACTATAAATGCTAAAGGAAAAGTTGAATGTGTTTATTTTAGACACCCTTTGCCGCCAAAATGGACTTATATTACATTGGCAAATGGAGAACCTGTTTTTGACCAATCACAACCTGATTATCAAGATTTTGAGCTTCCTGATGAAGATGTTTATAGATTGGTTATGAAAATACTACAATATTGTGGTATATCTATCAGAGAGACTGAGGTTGCTGCGTTTGCAATAGGTCAAGAACAACAAAATAATCAACAATAAAAATATAAAAAATGGCGTATTTATCACAATATCAATACTATGATAATGACGGAAACCAACCGCAAGATGCGAATTGGGGCTCTTATCAGTATGTTAGTCTTGAAGATATAGTAAATAACTATATGTTGATGTACTATGGAAATCACTCTTTAGTAAATAACGAAGAGCGTTACAAGATTTTATTTCACGCAAAACGTGCTATTCAAGAATTGAATTATGACGCATTTAAAGAAGTAAAGGTTTTAGAGTTAAGCGTTGCTGATTCTTTAAGATATGTATTGCCTTCTGATTATGTAAATTGGGTCCGCATATCTCTATATAAAAACGGTTGGCTTAGACCATTAACTGAAAACATTCAGACTTTATCTTCGAGAGCTTATTTGCAAGATAATCAAGGTAACATTCTTTT